CTCTCTTTGCTTCTCTTTGTATGCTGAAATGTCATCTTCAAACTCATCTAAGAGCTTTCCATAGGAGATTGACTCACCTTCTTGTCCATACGAGCTCATACCTTCGTTACCCTTGCGATTAAACCGCTTGATAGTACATTCAACTACGATATAGTTTAAAGCCGCAGGAACACTCTCTAAGAAGCCTAAACGCACACATAGTTGGCTTGAGATTCGTTTGATAAAGTCAGTTAGTTGTTTATCAAGTTCTTCGTTATCAACTTCGAGCGATCGTTTCACTTCTTCTAAGGTTTCGTCCATGACTGCCTCCTTTCAAAAATAAAAAGGCTAGTCAAATGACTAACCTTTCTTTTTAGTTGATTTAGTTGGTTTCTTGACTTGTTTTTCCCCGACCTTAATTGGTTCTAAGAATCCTCCGCCAAACGCTTCAAGATTTTTCTCAATTTCATTAAAGCGCTCTTTGTTCAAATCAATCTCTTGACCAACTTTATAAGTTTCTTTCGTGTGAACATCAATGAAAACTTTAGCTACTTTATATTTGGCCATAGAGGATCACCTACCCTTCTGCTAATACAGTTGCTTGGAACACGTTGTCCGCTTCAGGGAAGCTAGGAAGTGCAGTGCCAGCTGCTTTTGTCCATGTCCCAACAGGGTCAAGATTTGATTCATAAACCATTGCAAAAATGTTTCCAACTTGATAATCGTTAGTACCACCAGATAATAGCCGAGATTCTTCTGGCGTTACACCGAAAATAGATTCGCCCGGATTTTCATCACCGAACATGACAAGTTTATTTTCTGGGAAGTAGCGCTCTTTGACCAACACACCTTGAGCATTTTCTTTATAGTACTTAGCATCGTACGTTGCGATTACTGGCAAATCAAATTGTTGTAACAACTGATTTAATGTTCCAGCTGTTGGCAGCAATCCAGCATCTTTGAAGTAAGCTTTGATACCAGCATTTTGCAAAATAGCATTACGCACTTTAGTCGAAGTTAAGATCCGTGTTGGTGTAGTATCTAGCGTACCTGCCCATGTAGTTAATAATCCGATAACATCGGTAGAAGAAGCAGCGAAATCAACGGTAGCTTTGTGTTCTGCCGGAACACCGTAATCAACAACTAAGTCCAATCCGTTTTCATCTAATGTTACGGTTCCATTTGCCAATACTTCCATACGCATTTTTTCTACACGTGCATTGACAGAAGAAACCATTGAAAATACATCGTTATATACTTCATTTTCCAAGAATGCTTGTTCTTCAGCAGTACGTGGATTGCGCAATGCAATCAAGTCTTTTTCTTTCAACTGAATTTTGCGTTTGATGAAAGCTAATTCCTGAGCGCTGCGAGAAGCAACACGAGATGCAATTTCTGCCTCAGTATCAAATGCATGAACGCTTGCGATCGTTGGAATACGAGTACCTGCTTTTAAAATATCAAATTCAAGCCCTTGCACCTTTCTTGCTGGAAAAAGTGTTTCACCCAACAAAGCTGGAGCTTGACGATTGTTTACATAGTCTAAGACGTTACGTTGTGAAAATAATTCTGCGATATTTGCCATTTATTTTTTCCTCCTATATTCCTATTACTGTCCGCCTGCAGCGGCTGGTAAAGCGATCATTTTTCCTGTTTCATCATAAAGTTTGATTTCACGCATTGCTGTTTGAGCAGCATCACTTGGTTTAACTGGTAACCGTTCAATTAGAATGTGTCCATCAACAATCACACCAACTGGCTGTGCTCCATTAGTTACATCAACATCATTGATCGTGATTCCTTCTGCTGTTGCATCGTTTGCAGGGAAGATAGAGCCCGCTGGTAAAACACCATTTGCAACTCCTGCATGAGTATCATCAACCTGTTTTGTGAATGAAATGAATTGTTGAGATTTTAGAAAATTGATTTCTTTGAATGTTTCTGATTTTTTAACATAAACCATTGATATTCCTCCTATTTAATTGCCCAAGGGTCATTCTCAGGCTTTTTTGTTTGGTTGTTTGCATTTTTTGCTAGCTGTGCACCGCGAGAAATTGTTGCGCCGTTTCCATCTAAAGGAACTTTTCCGCCAAGTCGCTTTTCATATTCCGCTTTGATTGCTTCACGTTCTGCTTCAACAGATGCTAGATACGTCTTAACGTTGCTTGACGTGGTTTCAGCGTCTTCTGATACAATTAGTCGAAGCATTTCTTTTGTAGGCTTAGCGCCTTTCTCAGACAGCATTTCACTTGCTTGTTCCGACATCTTGGATAGCACTTCTTTACGTTCGAACTCAGCTAGTTTTGCTTCAAGTTGCTGTTTCTCGTAGTCTGCTTTCTCTTTATCGTCCATTTCGGCAAGTTTGGCAGCTTCATCTTTTTCGGCACGCCATTTTTCTTCAGCAGCAGTGACAGCTTTCTTTGTTTCAGCAGCAATCATTTTTGCTACTTCGTCACGAGAAAATGTTTTGCCTGTTCCTTCACCCTTTGGCTTATCCTCTGGTGGTGTAGCTTTTTCCGCCGGCGGTGTATCTTGACCACCTTCTGGTTCAGCAAAGTATTGTAAGTTCATAGGCATTAATAAACGTTTTTTCTTCATGATTATTCCTCCGCGGTTACGTCCGCTACCCGATAATTTAACTAGTTACGCCAGTCAGTCGGAACAGCTTTCTCTTTAGTGCCTGTAAGCAGTAAGAAGGCATAATAAAAAGCCGTTAGCGAATGGGCTAGCGACTTTTAGTAAACTCTTCAAAATTTATTGTTGTAACCATATTTTTTGTGGAATTCTCTATGGCAAGCGTTGCATAATGTTACTCCATTGCTAATATCCCACCTCTCTTCGGGAAAATACTTGTAACAATTCAAATGATGCGCTACAAGATTGCCTCCTTGAGAATCTTGGCAAACCTGACAGGTAAACTTGTCTCTTTTAAAAATAGAAAGCCTCCAGTCATATTTGTCATTGTTTATTCTCTTTTTAATTCTTTCGTTTTCACTTAAGTTAGGATCGTATTTAGGGTGTTTGGCTCCTGTTATCCCATACATTGGGTTTTTAGAGCCTTTCTTTATTTCTGAAGCATTCTTTCTATAATGTTCGGTTTGCATTTTTAGTCTGATTTTTTCTCTAGATTCTTTTGAGTTTAAATATTTTATGGCTATTTCTTTCGAAACTTCTCTGCGGCCTTCTTTATCGAACTGCAATGATACCGACTCGCTTCTACCTCTTATTGGGATTCCGAGTTTTTTAAGCCAACTTAGTACGTTAGGGCTGTTAGTTTTGTTTTCATATAATATTTGAGAGATATCTCTAGTACTCAACTTTTCTATTGAGTATTTAGTTGCCAACCACTTTTCGAAATCACAACCCACTTTAATACTCATTGAATCATATTTCAGAATGCTTTTATGTTTGTCGCAACATTCTTTTGAACAGTAGATATATTGCGGATTTCTTTTTATATGCTTTAAACTCTTTTGTCCAATAACTTTGCATATAGGACACTTGTATTCTATTTGTCTTTTGGAAATCCCTTTAATTTCTCTTTCTACAATGATATAATTAGCCATGTAATCAATCCTTTCTATTGGTTACCACGAGTCAAGGTGTTCCAGCACCGTTGGCTCATTTTTTATATACTAATTATACCATATTTCGGCAAAGATTTCTTTGTAATAGTCATTACAATCCCTTATCTGACAACGATTTACTAAAACTTTCTCTGTCCACATAAGGTGATATCGAACACCGACAGAATGGATGCATCGGAGCAGCATTTGTTCCTGGTTCCATCTCATCAACATCAAATACTTTTCCATTTAGCGGTAAGCACAAACGACAAGCTGAAGGCTCAGAAATGAATGTGTACTTTGTAATATCAGCATCACGATAACTTCGCTCTTGTATGCCAATCTGCACTCTAGTCGTTTCTGTAACCATCAAACGCTCAGTATTGAATCGAGTGTTCTCTCTACCTTTCTCAGTTAGCAATCTCGTTAGCTCAGATGCTAACTGTTTAGGGTTTCTGCCCATCGTCACACTTCGAATAAGCAACTTATCCAAATTTGCTTTTAATTCTGCTTGATACATCCATAGCCGTTCACTAAATGTTGCGAATCCATCCGCTCGAAACGAGCTGTTGATCACTTGCTCCACTAATTTGGCATAACCACTTTTAGCGATCGTCATTTCTAAGATGCCTGCTTGACGTTGCAGTTCTTTTAAGCCAGCGCTGGTAAGTTCTCCTGAAAAATACTTGTCCATGTCGTTAAACGTAGCTATCAGCTCAAGCCCAATATTCGCCTTTAGCAATTCCAAACGATTGACACGCATTGTAAGGTTGTATAGCTTCAATTCCTTGTTTGCTGTAGGTGAGAAGTCTTTTTCTTTAACATACTTCTTAGCCTTCCGAGCAAATGCTTTTACATCCATTTCGCTAGCACGCTTCATCGCTTCACTACGAGTGATTTTCTGCCCATTGGAAAAACTATCCCACTGTGCGTCTATCTCTTTTTGTATCGAATCCTGTGCGTATTGTAGGCGCTTCTTGATCTCGTTCATGCGTTTCTTGTCATCTTTAATCTGTTGCTCTTGCCAAGCTTTCTCGCGCTTGATGAAGTAATCTTGTGATTTCACTTAATCACCGCTTTCTAAATTGGGTTAGCGGCGGTCCGTCAATCCTGCCCACAAATTCATAAGGATTTTTCAGTGGTTCATTAATTGGTTTTGAAATGTTAACTTCGATTTTAGGATTAGGAATTTTTAGACCTTCTTCAAATCCTTTTGTAATACCGCTAGCAATTCTTATTCCGTTTTCAGAAGGAGAAACCCCTAGAATATTATCAACTATTTTTCGGTCTTTCATTTCTTATCCTCCTTACCAAGAAAATCTGACTAACTCAATTTTTGCATCAATCGAATGTTTATCCTCGTAATCCTCAACAGTAAAGCCGCCATTTTGAAACTCTTTGCGGATATCATCTGTAATGACGTCTTTGCCATACAGGACTTCTTTTTTGCCAATCTTCATCGCTTCAGCAATAGCATCTTTGATCTTTTCGCTATCCGTTTTCTGATACTCGTTCATCATCTGTTCTTTGAGATTCATCTTGTTCAACCTCCGTATCAGTTTCTTTTTCACTATCAAACACACCAGAACCGGCTTGTTTCTTCAATCGCTTCAGTTCTTCTTCAAACGGAACACCAGTTAATCGTTCGGCCATTTCACACAACGTTTGATCTGATACGATACCAACCATTCCAGCAATAACTTTCATAATCTCTTCGTCTGATTGCGGCACATTCGGCGTAAATTGAATTTGAATCTCGTTTACTTTGTTGTATAGCTGTTCTTGTTGCTTTTCATCCGAAACAAAAAAGGCTTTGACTGTATCAATCAAGCCTCGTGGTTTATCCAATCCATCCAGTCCATCTTTAATGCTCCAAGAGTGTGTGAGCAACCTTAGACGGCGCATAATAGCCTTCTTGACCATCCGTTCCTTGTTTTTACGATCGTTGTCTGAACCCCATCCTTTGAAACGGAATCCAATACCCGACTGGTTGGACCCGATGTTCTCATCAGTAAAATCAATAAGAGATGTGAAGCGCAAGATGTCAGCAACTGTCCGACTGTCGTTAGCCTCCATTCCTGCAACGTCATACTCTTTCTTAAGGTAGTACGCATCGGGTTCAGCACCTGCAACATTGTTGTCGTATATCTTCTTATCGCCTAATACAAGCATTCTCGCTT